GAAGACAAAGCATATTGGGTGCGTGAACGAGAACATCCTTATTGCCTAAACTGGGTGTATAAAAAAGACGTAGAAGTTCTACCTAAACCTGTGGTTTACTACGACAAGCATTGGTCTAGAACCAACATTAACCTTAACGATCAGGCAAATGTATTTGCTTTCAATCATCCCAGGCTTGGTTGCAAATGGGTTATTACCAGCACAGTAATTAGTGTTTCAGAGCATGAGTTTGAAACTCTGAATACGCTGTACAAAGCAGTTACTGCAGAAGACTACAAAGCAATGCTTAAGTCAGGAACAAACAATGCTTAAAGAAATTGAATTTGAGTACGTGAATGTACTTGGGATTAAGTTTAAGTTTTATAAACCTGTAATTGAAGACCTAGTTGGTCGCAGGTTTGATTACGTCAATGTTGAGGACAATGGAAATACTGTTCGACTAGGTAATGACAAAGAGGAGTTCAGTTTCTACGACTACAACCTTACTGAGTCTTTATGTGCTTTCATTGAGAGTGTGGACAGTCAGATTACTGAAGTAGGAATAAAAAGTAGTTCTAACCATGAGCTTGAAAACGGAGTATTCACGGAGGTTGCTATATCTTGGTCAGAGCAAGCGGTGAGCTGGGGTGGAAGTAGAGCTATATCTTTGTCCTGGGCTTCAGACAATGTTAAGTTAACTTATGTACTAAAGGAAACCAAGCAATGAACAACGATTACGATTTCAACGAGTTTGTAGAGCAATGCTATGCATTCAATGAGATTGCTGGTAAGGCTTCTCAGGCTAACCTCAAGCAAATGCTTCAGCAGCTTGCTCTGATCGAGGAAGAAGTCCAAGAGATCAAGGAAGGTCTGCACGAGAACAACGTACTAGAGACTCTAGATGGTGTTGTGGATGTACTGGTGGTTACTCTTGGCATGCTTCAGAAGCTGGAAGCACTAGGGATTGATACTACTAAGGCTCTGAGAGATACTGCTGAGAACAACCTTACTAAGTACCCTGCCGATATTGCTACTGCTGTAGCTAGTCAGAAGTATCTAGCTAAGCAAGGTGCTGAGGTTACTGTAGAGTATAATCCGAAGTACGATCTGTACGTGCTGAAGGATAAGAACCAGAAAGTACGTAAGCCTTGGAACTTTGACAGCAATGATCTGACTGAATGTATTCCTGTTCAACTAATGCTGAACGGATTTGAAGATGAATTTTGATAAAGAAGATTACAGCAAAGAAACTGCGGTCAAAGGTTGTCTAGGTTGTGTTGGCTACACAGATAGTACACTTTGTATGTTGCTCGGAGATAACTGTGCATTTGATAACATCATCTGGGTGAAGAAAGAAGCAGATACTGAAGTAGAATTTGCAGGGATTATTTACGTATCCATGCCAGAGACAGATAACTGTGCTGGGTGTGATGCAAGGTCAGATATGTGCGATCAAGAATGGAACGATTGTGATGTTCGTAGTGTAATTTGGAAAGAAAAAGAAAGTATGCAAGAAGCTAAATCAGCCTTGGATAAGCAAGTAGGTAGCAATCACTATAAGCTATCAGGTATTCAACCTGTTGAGTACATTCATGCTAATAACCTGAGTTTCTGTGAAGGTAATGTCATTAAGTACATTACTAGACACCGCAACAAGAACAAGGAAGAAGATGTACGTAAGGCACTACATTACTGTCAGCTTATTCTTAAGCTTGAATATGGCTTGGATGAATAACCTGTAAACTAATAAACAACGATGGTATAATTACTGTCTTCTAAAGAACAAGGAGTAAGCATGAAGGTTAACGAACCAAAACAGAAGCGTAGTTCTGCCATCGTTGCTATGGTGATTGTTAGTGAGTCAGAACTAGCTAAGGTGATTCCAGACTATGACTACAAACTGGAACAAGAGGATAAGTTTGAAGAGATTCTAAGAGGTCTTGGGATGGATACTTCAAAGCCTTATCTAAGGCAGGATGGCTTACAGCATAGGAACAGATTTAATGAGGTAGTTGTTTGTAGTCGATGGATTGGCTATGAACTCACGACTGAGGATTGGATAAAATCTGGCTATGCTAGTAAAGAAGCTATTGATAAGGCTGCTGGTAGTAAGATTCTGGATGATTTATATAGAACTCGCTACTTGACAGAAGACGGTCAGGCTTTACTTGAGGCTAGAGATCGTGGTAGTAATCGTGGTAATTCTAAACGTGAAGGTAATTGAGAAATGATTAAGACTGTTATTAAACGAGATGGAAATTCAGAGGCTTTTCAAGCAGACAAACTAAATGGTTGGGGTGTATGGAGTTCTAACCATCTTGGAAATAACGTAAGCTGGTCTGAGGTTGTGCTGCACGTAGTAAGTTCACTACCTGAAGTAAGTACTTCTAAGCAAATTCAAGAAACTGCAATCAAGTACTGCCTAGACAAACGACAATGGGAATACAACCTAATGGCTGGTCGTCTGTATGCAGCACTGATGCAAAAAGAAATTCACGGTGATAGTTACCCTACTGTTCTGGAGGTTCATTCAAAACTGCAAGCAGCAGGACTAATGGTTGTTCTTGATTACAGCAAAGAAGAATACGATCAAGTTGAAAAAATTATTGATCATGGTCTTAACCTGAAGTCTACTCATTACTCGCTACAACAGAATCGTAAGAAGTATGCACTGCGTGATAAAGTACGAGGTACTGAGTTTGAGACTCTGCAGTTTACTTATATGCGAATGGCTATGGCACTCGCTGAGCAAGAACCTAAAGCTACTCGAATGAAGGATGTTGCAAAGTACTATGAACACTTCAGTCATAAACGAATCAATGCACCTACACCTTATTATGTTAATCTAGGTACTGATCTTGATGGTTACGCAAGCTGCTGCTTGTATACTACTAACGATAGCTGGCGTAGTCTTGCTGCTGGTGATCATATTGCTTATGCGATGACTGCAATGTCTGCTGGTATCGGTTCTCACATTAAGACTCGCTCTCTAGGTGATGCTGTCCGTAATGGCTTGATTCAGCACCAAGGTAAGCTACCTTACTATCGTGCTCTTGTTGGTAGTATCAATGCTAACCTACAGAACGGTCGTGGTGGTGCAGCTACGGTTCACTATACTGCGTATGATCCAGAAGTAGAGGTTATTCAGAAGCTAAAGAACCCAATGACCCCTACTAGCAAGCAAGTACGTGGAGTTGATTATAGTTTTGGTAGTAACAAGTTCTTTGCTCGACTAGCTGCTAAGAATCAAGATGTTTGCTTGTTTAGTTATGACGATGCACCTGAGTTGTATGAAGCACAGTATTCAAAAGACGAGGAACTGTTTGAGAAACTTTATAACGAGTTCGTAAAGTCAGATAAACCAAGGACTGTAATTAATGCTCGACAAGTAGTTCTAGGTGCTTTGCAAGAAGCATTTGATACAGGAAGGCATTACCTGCACTTTACTGATACTTTGAATAAGCATACTCCTTTTAAGGATGTAATTTATTCAAGCAATCTGTGTTAATCTAATGGCACAGAATAAACCATGTGAAAACGATGGACAGCTAGAACAGCCAATATCGTGCCAAGCCTAGAAATAGGAAGGTGTAGAGACTACCTGTGATGAGTGTAACAGGGTAGGGTTAAGTAACCCGAAGCGCATGGCCTCGAAAGAGGATGAGATAGTCCGATCTGTATAGGGATATACAGCAGCTTGAATAAAGCGGGTAAGAAGTAACGACTCTTACTGAACACAATGCAAGAGATTGCCCTTCCTACCAAGGCTTTTAACTCAGTTGAAGAACTGTATCGAGACTACCAAGAAGGAGACGGTGAAGTTGCTCTTTGTAATATCGCTGGAATTATCCCTAGCAACATCAAGTCAGATGAGCAGTACGCTGAAGTAGCTTACTATGCTCTGAAGATGATTGACGTAGGTATTCATAAAAGCAGCTATGTATTCAAGAACCTAGAACAAACTGCTAAGTCAAGGCTTAATGCTGGTGTAGGTATTGTAGGTCTTGCTCATTACATGGCTAAACACAGTAAGAGCTACAAGACTCAAGAAGGTCGAGACTTTGTTCATGAACTATCTGAGACTCACGCATGGCACCTGTACAACGCTTCTCTGAAGCTAGGAAAAGAGAAAGGTAATGCACCTTGGATGCACAAGACTATGTGGCCTGAAGGATGGCTACCTCTAGATACTTATGAGAAACGAGTAGATAGCCTAGTTACAGTAGGCAATAAACGAGACTGGGAACAGCTTCGTAAGGCTATTGTAGCCAATGGTGGTATTCGTAATTCAGTCTGTATCGCACATATGCCCTCAGAGACGTCGAGCGTTGCTTCTGAAACTACAAACGGTCTGTACCCAATCCGCGACTTTGATCTTCTGAAGACTAATGACACCGGGGTAGTTTCCTATGTAGTTCCGGATGCTACTAAGCTGAAGAACAAGTACGAGATTGCATGGGAGACTCCTACTGAGGATTTGATTAAGATTTATGCAATCGTTCAGAAGTGGACTGACCAAGCTATCAGTGCTGATTTGTATCGCAAGATGCAGGGTGATGAGAAAGTAGGTACAGCAGAGATGCTTAATACTTACCTTGACCTTGTTCGCTACGGTATCAAGACTAGGTACTACCAGAACAGCCTTACTGGAAAGAACGTGAAGCTGGATGAGACACAACAGGAAGAACCTGTGGTAGACTCTGCTTCAGAGTGCGAGTCTTGCAGTCTGTAAACAACTAACAAAGAAAGGAACGGGAGGCTAGTCCTCCCTTGTAATATGTTTAACGAGCAGAAAACTCTAGAACAATATCGTAAGACTCCTTTGTTTCTAGGAGCAGAACCGGGCCTGTTTGATACGGTTCATAAACAGTATCCAAAGATTTGGTCTTTGTATAAAGAAATGAAGTCGCTAGACTGGTCTGAAGACGAATTCGATTACTCACAGTGCAACGTAGACTTTAAGAACTGTCCGAAGGACGTATCGGACATTATGATTAAGACCCTAGCTTTCCAGTGGGAAGCGGACTCGACTGCAGCGCGGAGTATCATTGCTTGCTTTGCACCATTCATTTCAGCGAGTGAGCTAACAGCAGCTTGGATGCGAATTTCAGATAATGAAATTATTCATTCAGCTACATATTCAGAGATTGTTCGGATGTCTTTTGACAATCCAAACTCTGTGATGAAAGATATTCTTGAAGTTAAAGAAAGCCTTGCACGGCTGAGTTCAGTATCGAAAGCATTCAAGGACTTAAGCACCAAGGGTCATCTTTATTCCCTAGGGCAGATTAATGCAGATCAAGAACTCTATAACTCTATTTACCTAGGTGTATGCACATTACTGATGCTTGAGCGTATTCAGTTTATGAGCAGCTTTGCCATTACATTTACAATCTGTGAGAGTGGTATCTTTCAACCTATTGGTCAAGCAGTTAAGAAAATATGTATGGATGAATTGGAGTGTCATGTCGAACTTGACAAGGAAATTATTCGTACAGAAAACAAGACAGAACAAGGCAAGGTTGCTAGAGAGCAGACTAAGCAAAAGGTAAAGCAAATCTTTGAAGAGATTATTAACTCTGAACTTGCTTGGACTGAGTACCTGTTTAACGGTCGGCAGCTTGTCGGTACTAACTCAGATATGGTAAAGCAATGGGTTCTATATAACGCTAAAGACGTTGCTAAGTTCCTAGACGTTGAAACAGAGTTTGTGTTCCCTAAGCAAAATCCAATGCCGGGCCTTGAGAACTGGATTAACATGAATAAGCAACAAGCTGCACCGCAAGAACAAGACCTTGCTGCTTACAAGGTAGGTGCCGTTGTTAACGATGATGCTAATGTAAGTTTTGACATTGATTTTTAAGGAGCAATATGCAAGCAGTAATTTGGAGTAAAGATAATTGTCAGTACTGTGTCAAGGCTAAAACCTTGCTTGACCTAAAGGGTGTGCAGTACGAAGAACGTAAGATTGGTGTAGGATGGACTAAAGAGCAATTGCTGGAAGCAGTACCTACTGCTCGGACTGTTCCTCAGATTTTTCTGGACGGTGCCCTGATCGGAGGCTTTACAGAACTTCAAAAACACCTAAACACATAAAACAAAACCCGCTAGGCTCCAAGGATTACTCCAAGGAGCCTAGCGGGTTTCTTTTCGTCTGTACCTGTCGTAGGTACTTCTCAATAACTACCTACAGTCTGTCAAGGATTCAACAAAGCCTTAGCTTCAGCTTGTCGTCTTCTCACAAGACCTTTCATTACCTTACCATTAGCCTTTGTCCACTTAAGGCATTGCTCAGCAGCTTCTTCCCAACTACCTTCATTAACCTTCTTCCTGAAGGTGCTGATCCTGTAGTTACCTAGCCCGCAGTTGTAGACAAAGCTAAGCACTGCAGCAATCCTCCTAGAAGGCTCCAGAACAATCTTAGGGCTTAGTTTGAGCAGTTCAGCCAGGAACATACTCAGCGCAGCTTGCTTAGCTCTGAGAGCCTTCTCGTGCGTCCATACGTCACCTTGCCTTACCTTAACTCCGTGTTCATCAAAAGTACTACCGTATCCACAAGTCCAAGGTTCACCCTTCTTTACTGGATCGTTTACAGTCCCAGGATCAGCATAACTCTGACAGTCACCGTTAGGTAGTTTCTTATGATAGGACTCAAATGGAATCAAGAACTCAGTAGTACAGATTTGCTTAACTTGCTTTAGCTTTTCCTGCAAGGTTTCCATACTACTTCCTGTACTGCTGGATGCTTCTGCTAGTGTAATAAAACCCTAGAACCATTGACAGCAAAGCCATATCTTCA